TTTTAAGGATGCTAAACGACCGATTAGCTGTCTTGATAGATAGCTTAACTACCTAGAGCCATGCGGGCTTTCACTTCTGATACGCTTAAGCCTTGAGATAGTAGCCTTTCAGCCAATATAAGATCGCTCTCTTTTGTTATAGTATTAAACAAGCTAGCTAGTTCATCATCTCCCTGTTTGGCTGATTGTGAAACTACATGATATTGAGAATCATTCTCATTGACTTCATTTAATACTCTATTAGTCTTTAATATCTCGCTTATCTCTGAGTTCTTTAGGTCATACTCTGAGACATCTTCTCTCTTTATTTTGTCATCGTAGATTATTCTTCTTGTATTGCCTTTCAGCTTTGGAAAGTAGTTATTGAATGATTCAATGACACCATGCGCTTCTAACTTCTTTAGGTGTTTACTAATATTTTGACTTGTGCATCCTAAGTCTTTAGCTATTGTGAGACAGCTTACAAAAGAGAATCCGCCCTTGTTAGCATAACTAGCTAAAACAGCTAGAACTCTTAGATTTTCCCCTGTTAGCTTTTTATTTAAGAATGCCTTAATTGGAACCACGCAAAAGCGCCTTAAATCCTCATTTTTAACTGTCTTTAGTTTTATTTGCTCGGGTATTTTGTATTGAGAATCAATCATTTAGTTATTATATCAAATTATTTTACAATTACCTATTGACATGTTATTGAGATATCTATAATCTTACTTTTGCAACACACATTTTTTTAAACTTTGAAAGGTATATAAAATGGTAACTTCAATCAATAAATATATGCTAATTATGGATAGTCTTTTAAAAGCATATAAGCTCAATTTGGAAGTAGACCCTTATTCAGTTTCAAGTGTCTATAACATCCCATTAAAAGAAGCAAATCAAATAGTAAATAATTTTAACTTAACCACGAAAGGTAACTAAAATGAGAACTAAATACTCCAGCAATTCAGAACTAAGTCATATTTGGGCGAATGATCCCGATCCTAGCATTGGTAAAAGCGCCAATTCAATGTCATGTCAAAATGGCGTATTATTCAGTTATAACACAGCTATCGCGCATTTAATACCTGAGCGCAATACTGTAATAATTAACACAGCATCATATTCCAACACTACATCAAAGCATCAAGGCCACGCTAGAAGCGCCTCAAATCACTTTGACACTATATTTTTAGATATTCCTAAAATGAATCTTAGAGGTTTAGTATTTGGCCAAAGAGACTTTGAAGAGCTTATTCTAAAATATAACGATGATGTGGCCTCTAAGTTATTAGTGAAGGCTTCTCGCGCTCGCATTCACGCTGGGATACATTATTCAAAAGCTCTTTTTATTTATGAGAACCTTAGCAAATATGCTCAGTTTTTGAATCTAAATTATGCAATGCCCGATCTTACATCTATTCAGGCTCGAGCTGTTGAAGCTGAAAAAAAGGCCGTAGAATTAGCGAAGATTGCACAAGCCAAAAGAATCATTGAAGAAGCCGAAGATTTGGAAAAATGGCGCTTAGGGCAAGACATAAGACGTTATTTTGAATTAACAGCGCTACGTATTAAAGATGATGAAATTCAAACCACGCGAGGCGCTCGCATTCCTGTCGATCATGCTATTAAGTTTTGGGGCTTGATTAAGTCATGGCATGACAAGGGCGTGTCATATGTTAAGGATCATCATTCTATTCATTTAGGCAATTACTCAGTTAATAGATTTGAAAATGATGTCTTAACTGTTGGCTGTCACACTATCCCATATAGCGAGATCGAATCAATCGCGCATCAATTACGTTTAAATTAACCACGAAAGGCACATTATGACTAACTTATTAAAGCATTTTATTTGGCTAGTATTAGGATTTATAAGCGCTTATTGCTGGCTGATTCTATTCCTAGCATTCTAGAGTTATCTTTAAGGGCGTTTAAATAGCGCCCTTATGGGCTAACTTTGGCCGAAACCATGAAAGGTAAATAACATGATAGCAATTAATAGCATTGACGTATTAAAGCAACATTGCGATGACAGCCCCTATAATGAATTTTGTTTGAGGCTCAATTATGGATTTAGATCAACGAAAAGAATCCAATATTGGCCTAAGTTTGATTCATGGTGTATTTTCAATGATAGCGATGACACCATGGCCGAATACAATTCAACGGATGATTTTATAAAGAATGAAGCTTTAATTTATAAAGCCATGAATAACAATGCATTCTTTAAAGACGAATAGGGGGCTATAACATGAAATTTATAGCTTATTATCGCGTGTCTACTGACAAGCAAGGCGAATCGGGGCTAGGTTTAGAAGCTCAAAAAACTATTTGCTACGCTTACGCTCGAAGTGTAAACGCTCAAATTATCGCTGAATTTACTGACATTGAGAGCGGATCAAAAAACGATAGGCCTGAATTAAACAACGCGCTGGCCATGCTTGATATTGAGAATGATTCTCGTTTACTTGTGGCTAAACAATGCCGACTTACTCGATCTGTTGCATTGATGTCAAGCCTATTGGAAAAGAAGGTGCCGCTCACTATTGCGGAAACTCCTGAGGCTAGCATTTTTGAGTTACACATCAGAGCTGTATTAAATGAGGAAACAAGGCGGCAAATCTCAACCAATACGCGCAATGCGTTAATGGCCGCCAAAGCAAGAGGGGTAAAGTTAGGCGCACCAGCGCACGTATTACAGGAAGCAGCATACGAAGGCGGTAGAGCGCAAGCGAAGATTAAAATAGCTTATGCTTTAAAGATCAAACCCATGTTTGAGTTAGCCATTGCAAATTGTGGCAAGCCTTCCTGTCGTAACATCGCAAAGAAACTCAATGAACTAGGCATTAAAACGTACTCAGGAAGTACGTGGACAGCGCCAAATGTATCGTATTATCTTAATCACATTAAAGACAAGGAGACAATCAAATGGTAGGAAAAGTCACGCCTGATGACATGATGTCATGCTCAAGGCTTCCAGCCTTATTAGGTTTTAGCAAGTTTCGAACGCCTAATGATGAGTTGAAATACTCTATCAATGCAATCAATAAAGAACCTAATGACTTCATTGAGAACGAACCGATCTTGTGGGGTAATCTTACAGAAAAGTTAATACTAGGCGAGAGCTGTAAAAGGCTCGGCGTAGATATTGATGATCTAGCACATGATAAGCCATACTTTCATCCTGACATACCATTGGCTACAAGCCTTGATGGCACAGCGACTGGCAATGGCACTACAATTTACACTGACATTGACAAAGGTATTTATGTCATGGGGCATGATTCAATCAAGCTCGATGGTTATGGTATCTTAGAAGCTAAACTCACAGCTCAAGAAGTAGAAAGTGAGCCAGCGCCATATCGTGGAGTGATCCAGCTTCAAGGCCAAATGGATATTATGAAAGCATCATGGGGCGCTCTTTGTGTGTTATACAGGGGTACAACATTGCGTATCTTTTTATATCCTATCAATCAAGATCACGTCAATATGATTCACAATGCTGTTGAGGATTTTCAGAAACGTTTGGATAAGTATAAAACGAATCAGGAAATAGATTGGTATCCACTTGAAAACTCTTTTGAAGCTAGTCGTGTGTTCGATCATGCTGAAAAGAGTACGATTGAATTACCCGAAGTTGAATTACAAGCTGAGAAGATCATAACAATTCGTGAGCAAATCATGGAGTTAGAAGCACAAATTGATCGCTTACAGATTAACATCATGGAGCAAATGCGTGATGCTGAAGTATGTAATGCGGGTCGTTACAAAATATCATGGCCTATGCGTCATTACAAAGCACAGCCAGCAAAGACTGTGCCAGCTAAAGATGCGTATGTTATTAGGCAATCTAAATTGTCTATTAAGGATCGTATATGAGACATTATGATACAGCAACAAAGCCATTCTTAGATATAGGATTGAAGCCATTTGGCCAAGATAAACATGGCCCTAAGTTCTCAGACCATGATCTTATGAAAACAACAGTTAATCTTATTAATACAAATTATTTATTTGAAAGGAAAGCCAAAATGATATCAACAGATATTGAAAAAGCAGAGTCACATTTAGAAACAGCAATTACAACATTTAGAAAACAATACAATCAGTTTAGTCAAGTTGAGGAATTGTTTGCTAGTGATGCAAAGAAGGCAGCAAGCTCTGTTAAAGATGCAGAAGAAAAGTTATTGCAAGGATTAGCAAGGGTAGAGAAGGCAGCTAACTTTGAAAGACTTAATCGTTATGTAGAGTTATTAGAGAGAGCAGCTACAGCTATGAATCAGTTAGCAGATTTAGAAAAAGAAGGCAGACTAGACAAAATAGCTTCTGCAATTAGATAATGAATGACCAAGATCGTTTTGAAACAGAAGTTATGAATGAATTACAACAAAAGGAGAAAAGTATGAAAACTATAGCATCAGCCTTTGTTAAGGCACAGAAAGAGTTTGCACCAGCACTCAAGACAGCAACGAATCCACACTTTAGATCTAAGTATGTAGCTTTAGATGGATGTATTGAAGCTGTCATTGATGCACTCAACAACAATGGCATATCACTTATTCAAAAGACACATGACTGTGACAATGGCGTTAAGATTGAGACAGTCTTGTTACACGAAAGTGGTGAGTCTTTAAGTGGTGGTATCTTACACGTACCATCTACTAAGCAAGATGCGCAAGGATACGGGTCATGTTTGACATACGCAAGGCGCTATAGCCTTATGGCCACATGTGGCATAGCCCCAGAGGATGACGATGGTAATTTAGCTACAGAAAGAGCTGGCAGTGTGGTAAAAAAGCCACAATCTAGTGGATTTATGTTCTATATGCCCAATAAAGACCCTCAAGAGCTATCGGATGTCTTGACATGGCAAGCAAAGTTTGATGAAATTTCAGAACAGCTAGTGAATTCTAGCCTTAATCCAGAGGATAAGATATCGAAACTAAAAGCATTAGTGGAAGCTAACAAGCCAACACTAGACCGCTTACAAGTAACAGTAAAGATGCAGATCATAGGCAAGCAAGCCACACGCATCAACAATGTGAAAGGAAAATCAAATGAAACAAGTCAGAACTAACTTCAATGCTTTTGAATGGCGTTTCCCACGTACATTGAAAGAAGCTAAAGGTTATGAATACGAAGTAACATTGGAGTCACCCAAAGAGAAAAGGCAACGCATATGGAGAGCCACTAAGGTTTCCATAGTCATTGCCTTATCTATGTACGCTTGGATTACTTATTCATTACGTACATTGTAACTTCGAAGCCGAAGCGCATTTCAGTAGCTGCTGGTGTTGTCCACATAGTAGTTCTCCTTTCGTGAGATCATTATGCCTAAAGTATATAGAATGTATATACGGATAACCATGAAAGCTACCTAAGTAAAGGAGACTTTATGTTAGACGTTGCAGCAGTCATGTGTATGAGTTTGACCATGTTCCATGAGGCTAGGGGAGAACCAGTCCCTGGCCAAGTGGCAGTGGGATACGTGCTTTATCGGAGAGCAAACTTTGACCAGAGAAATATATGCTCGGAAACCTTCAAAAGAAATCAATTTGAATGGACTACCAAGACTAAAGTCATTCCCCCGTACGACACACTCAAACCCTTCATAGAATTATCCCAAAAAATTATCAAGCAAGAGATCAAAGATACCAGCAAGGGAGCTAGTTACTTTCATCATATTAAGTTAGATAATCAATGGGGCATGAAGCCTAAGACTATTATTAACAATCATATATTTTATTAGGAGGATATTATGGATGACGATTTAGAACCTAAAAAAGTTAAGAAGCCACTCAAAGGATTGCAAAAGTTATACGAAGATCCGACTGAGGATGATGATGACATCAAAGAATTTAAACACGATCATGGGATTGGTGAACGATACGATGAGTAATATATTTATAGGCATTCCTATGTATGGTGGTGTATGCACAGGCGAGAATGCGATTGGCCACATCAATGCAACAAAGCTATTCTTAGATAAAGGGATAGGTTATAACTGGCAGTTTCTTTATAACGAATCCTTAATCACTAGAGCTAGGAATGGATTAGTCAAGATGTTCTATGAAACAGAATGCACACACTTACTATTCATTGATGCTGACATTAGTTATCATGCAGAAGATATCGTATCGATGATCGATGCAGATAAGGATATTATTTGTGGTGTGTATCCTAAGAAACGTATTGCATGGGAAAAGATTGGTGATGCAGTAGCACGTGGTGTTCAAGGTGAAGATCTAAAGTATGCTACGGGTGATCTTGTTATTAATAAATTGAACTACATTGATACGCCATTGCATTCCATAACAGAGCCTATAGAAATCTTTAATGGTGGCACAGGCTTCATGCTTATCAAGCGTAGTGTATTTGATTTACTTAAACCACATTGCCCTACCTATACGAATGATATGCTTCCAGGCCAGCAAGAAGTTGTAACAGAATACTTTGCCACATCGATTGAACCAGACTCTAACAGATTACTATCAGAGGACTATCACTTCTGTAGACTAGCAAGATTGAATGGAATTAAAGTATGGGCTGCGCCATGGGTAAGATTAGGTCACATAGGCAGTTATAAATTTGAAGGGAGATTATAATGACAAACAAAGAAGCATGGATTACGTTAGTGTGTATCGTGTGTATAATTTTTATGTTGGTATTTAACCTAGACATTAGTATTAACTATGCTCACTGTCATCTAAGTCATTGATTATAAAGAAAGACCTACACAATCGCTCTATAACGCACGATCGTAGCCAAGGGTAGGCTAAGGTATTAACTTTTTAGTGTAGTTTGCTAGGTTTTGGAGAGATGTAGAGCATTTGCATGTATTCAGCATTAATCTCTATATAATCGTCTTGATTTTCTGTCAAAAAAATTCTAAGAATCGCAAGAGGTTCTTCTTCTATGATCTCAATATCCCAAATCTTACGTCCAATAAGCTTATCTAAGATGTCTAGTTGTTCTGATGTTGGATTTTCCACTAAACCAGTTTACCATGCCACTTACCATTTGTGTTAAGAACCATTGGCATTAATTTAGGCTGGCCATCAAGTATCATGCCACAACCTACAATGAATCTAGTCTTAAAGTTTTTAGCATAGTTAAATGCCATAGACTTCTGATTGATAAGTGAACCTACTTGCATTCCCCATACTAATGCATCTGGATTAGAGTAATATCCAATACTAAACTTGGTATGATAATGGCCTTGCACAGTATTCATTCCGTATTGCATAGCTACCTTCAATACGTCAGCAGATAATCCATGTGTAAAGAAACAACGAGCGCCATCAGATAATGTAATCGTATGATCTTCTACCCATTGCCATCCTTTGCCTATACCTAGGAAGTCATTGTAGTCTTTAAGATAACCCTTAGGCACACCATGTTTTAACGCTCTACGATAAAGCATAGATGAATGATTGCTATGCACAATAATCATCTTAGGGAATATCTTTTCTAATGTTTGAACGTATGCAATAGATGCTGCCAACTCATGGCCAGCAGAGAATAGATCTGGATCGCTATCATGCATAGACATCGCATGCATATCAAGCTCGTCACCAATATTAACAACGAGATCGGGTTTGTATTTTGCCTTGAGCGCTTTAAGAAAGTTGAATGCATCGGGGTGGTGATAGGGAATGTGTAGATCAGAGATGACTAATACTGATTTGTATTTCATTTCGTATCCTCATAGTGGAGTTACGAAACGATATCACATGTTATCTGTATTGTCTAGTGCCTTTGCTGTTGATAATTAAAGCTTGCTTACGAGGCTCTTTACCTTCTTCAGCAAAGCTAATGTGTATCCAACGATCAAACTCCAAGATGACTTGATCGTATTGAATGATGCTTGATACAATCTTTTTGATAATCTCATTAGGTGATCCAAAAAGGGGAGAGATAATATCAGCCGCCAATCCTTTGATGTGTTGGCTTGTCGGTCTGCTCCCAAGTAACTGATTAACGCGAAGGCAACGATAAGCACTATTAACAAGAATAGGTCTATTAAGTAGAGATCTAACATCTTCTAGTCCTTTCGCTAGTGTCTTTAAGTTAGCTATGATTGCTGGATCAGATGGCATATTATCTATGCCATGCCTATCTGCAATCTCTGATGCTGTCAGTTCCTTAAGTGTAAAGTGTGGCGATAGATTCATTTCTTCTTAGCATAGAATAGACTGCGTTCAGCAAAGAGATAGAAACCTACAGCACTTGCAAAGTTATTGACTTCATCTGTAGCTGTGCCATTGAGATGCATAATTACCCATGTGCCTAATACTAACAATCCAATAATAGGGCGCATGAGTCTTACAATAGCTTCTACCCACGGGTATGATGGGTTACCACCACCCGCTTCATTCATCACTTTAAATAGCTCAACATCAATACGCTTCATCTCTGCATATTGTTCTATGGTAGCTGGCTTAAATTGATCTGGTGCTACAAACCTATTGATGAGCGACTTGCCTAGATCAACAGCAAGTGGGCCTAATGCTGCAAGTATGGTTACTGGGTCCATTAAAACTCCTCCTTATTATATCCGTAAAGATTGCAAATAATTTTTGCGTATTTGTTAAACTTAACTTCGTGTGCATCAAAGTCTTTATGCTTATTATACCAAAGCATACAATGAATCATCTCATGTAATAATGTTTCATTGATCTTGTTGAAGTCCTCACATAGCCTAGATATTTCTATCCTTGGTGGGTCATTCACAAACCACCCGTATGTATCTGGATCATTGACCACCTTAAAGGTTACCTTGTGTGGTGCTGGCATCTTGTAATTACAGAATGGTGGCAGTCTAACAAAACAAGCATAGAGTTTACGCAAGTTTTGTTTGGTAAGTAACATGCTTACTTGTTGAATATCTGTGTCAATAAAAATACAATCACAAATCCAGCAGTAGCTAAAAGAATTTGCTCTAGTCTTTTAAGTCTTGCATTGATCGTTTCATAACGATATGCACAGATTTCTTCATGCGTGCTTAGTCTTGATTCTATATCTTGTTTCATGTTACTCATCCGCTGGTAAAGGTGTGTTGCCTTCATTAAATGCCCTATCTAAAGACCATTTATATCTAACAACCCTACTTCTTAGTTTGTCATAATCCATATTTAATTCCCTTGCCCATTGTGCTAATGTTTGTTTTTTACCTTGCCATTCTACAAAGACATTAGCTCTTGTATTATTAGCTTGTTGTTCTCTTGTAGCCCAGCGACAGTTACTCTTTTCATAATTACCATTTACATCTATTCTATCTAAACTCATTCCTTCTGGAGCTTCACCCATATCAAGATAGAAGTTTTCAAAACTATCCCATCTTTTATCATAAGTAATTCCACGAGAAGAATAGTCTTGATTAATTCTATTACATCTATTTCTCATAGCTAACCACATAGAATAAGTCTTTGTGTTTGTTTTACCATGAGTAATATTAGCTTTAGCTATGCGTTCTTTATGTTCACAACCACAAGAATTAATCTTGCCTTGCACCATGTCAGATGCACGAATTTCTTTTTGTTTGCCACATTTACATTGGCATATCCACCATGCACCATTACCTTTAGAACGTCCTAACTTTAATACTGTAAGGCTTCCAAATTGAAATCCTTGTAAATCGCTCAAAGGTTTACCCACCAGTAGGAATTTCCTCATCTGGTCCATACACTTTACCACCTTCTTCTTTGTATTTCAAAAAGGCTTGGTAGTCTGTGTTAGCTGGGTCAAATGGGATAAAAGCCCCGTCTGAAAGTCTTTGAATACTATTTTGAATATTATCTTTATATATTATTTGTTTATACATATTATAACTCCGCAGATGCAGTTGCATGAACTCTAACATCAGCTCCCGATGCCACTCCAGTTGAAACATTGTTTCTTCTAAGAGTTACAGATGATAATCCTAAATTCACAGTTGTTCCAGCCCCATCTGTAGTATCTGAAGTAATCACTCCAGTTGTATTAGCGTTGTGAGTTGAATAAAGTGTAATTGTTGGTTGCGCTCTCATAGCAACAGGAAAACACCAATTTCCAGGTGATGCATACGACCAAGTTGCAGAAACATTTGTTCCAATAGCACCGCTAGTTGTTGCTGTTCCTGGGACTGTTCCAGTATCATATGTTTTTGCATAATACCTCTGACAATTAGCCAATTCTTGATTATAAAGTCTGCGTTCAAACGGTGTTGCTGATGAGCCTATTTCTAGTTGGACACCTGTGATGTAGAAAGTAGCTCCGTTAGTGCCTACGACTGAAGTTGCACCAGTTGGAGCTCTTAATGTAGAACCTGACCATGCTCCTGCTGTTCCAGATACAGAAGCTCCAGCTCCCATATTAAAGTTAAGAACAATACCACCACTATTGTTAGTTGACCAAGTTCCAGATGTATCACCAGCAATAGTTACTGTTTTTTGCTCCCAAGTATTTGCACTAGAAATTGTATATGTAAATGGGTAAACTCTATCTGTAGCTCCATTTGATAAAGTTCCGCCAAATGTTCCTGTTAAGCTTGAACGAACCCAGAATGATATTGTTACTGAAGAAGCTCCAGCAGACCCAAATCCTAAACCAGTTGTGTTATAACCTTCAATTACTTGTTGAATAAAAAAGAATTCAGAAGCTCCTACGGTGTAAGCAGAAGATGAAGTTATTCCAAGATAATTTGTAAATCCAGTTGGTGGTGTTACTGATCCAGCGTTTTGTTGAACAGTAAATTTAGAAGCAACAGAACCATAGCAAGACCATCTATCTACTGTATATGCTACAGAAGTGCTTTGAGTCACACTAGCACCAGCATTTCTTTGGTCAATCCTCATGTCACCATTGATGATACGATTTTTTAGACCAAAGGGTGACGCAGCAGCTCCTTGTAGAGATGAGTCGTTAAAGGTGACTCCATTGCTACCATCGAGTGTCATTGCCATTATGCTGCTCCTTTAGGATACTTGTTCTTAATTGCGTTACAAGCGTCTATGTATGCTTGAACTTGTGCGTTGTCACCTTTTACGATACCATCTAGGTAGTCTGTATATGGTGGATATTCTGCTGCACGTTTAGCTTTATATGCTTCAGATGCTACTAGAGCTTCTACAGCATTGTTATCGTATGTGACTTCTTGTTCATCTTTATCGTATGCAACATCACCACGAATAGTGACTACGCTAGGATAGAGTTTATATATGGCTGAATGTTTATTCATTATCCTTTAATCTCCATAAGTGTTATTGTCGCCGCTGTATATGGATAAATTACTGTAGCATTTGATGTGCTAATTCTAACCTTATATGTAGTAGATGATGTTGTTGATGGGCTATCTAAATACGATAAAGGATTATTTACTATATAATCATTCCAAGTAGTTGATCCAAAATTAATTGCTGCTCTAGTTGCTGTAATCTCTGTTGAACCTCTTGTAATATTAGTAAATGCATCTCCATAAACAGTTCCAAGATCTTGCACTGTAATATTTCCTGTAACAATTACAAGAATTTTATTGCTAGAACTTGTTGGTGTAATTGATGCAGACAGATTTGTATCCACATAAGATGTAGATGTGGTTGTTGTAGATGTTGTGGTTGTAGCACTTACTACTTGCAACACGCTTCCTGTTGGCATTGTGTTTGTAGTGACTACTGTTCCACTTGTAGAAGGCAACGTAAGTGTAGTCGTGCCAGCTACTGATGGCGCTTGTAAGGTTACTGTTCCGCTGGTATCTCCAGCTATGACTACGCTACTCATAGTGATGCTCCTTTTAATTCTTCTACAGTAGTCATTGTGTCTACTTGATTAGTAATATCACGAAGTCTTTGCTTTTCTGCAACGATAGCAGATGTGTCTGCACCTGACTCTAATGCACGTTGGAATGCTACATCTTGTGCTTCTAGTAATGGCTTACGCTCAGCACGAAGTCTGTCTTTAGTAATATCTTTAGCTTTGTTTATATCTATAATTATTGCCATGTCCATGCATCCCTAAAAGTTCTGTCTGTTGGTATTTCAGATACGTCTACAATGTTATATGCTTTGCCAGCTGGAACGTCTTTAGCAGCAATTTCTTCTATTGTTAAACCACAGTTTGCTGGAACTATAATGCTAATTCCATCTTCGTCATTTTGGTATACTATTCTTTTGTTCATATTTTCTCCTTAGCGATGAACAGTAAAATTTGCATAACTAACATCGACATCTCCGTTAGTATCTCTACGTCTAGATTGCACTCTAAATCCTGACGTAGTTGGAGTAGCCAAATCTGTGCTAAGTGTAGCTGACACGTTTAATGAAACACCAGGTTGCGCTCCAGTCATTTGGCTAACAGCATAGTTAGCATCAGGCATTGCCGTTGTAAAGTTTACTGTGTAATCACCTGTTCCATTATCTGTAATACTTGATACATTACCACTAGCACGAATAGCTACTACGCCTGTTCCATTAAAGTTTACCCATGCACGACATCCGTATGCAACTGCTGCTGATCCATAACCAGAGTTAAAAGATAAATTGCCAGAATAAGATCCAGTGCCAGTTACTGTTGTTCCACTAGATGTAAGTGCTAATACTGTAGAGCCACCAGACTGTATATTAAGATTGCCTGTATTATCGGCAGTGGTGATTAGACCACCAGCACCACTTGTTGAAGCATTTATACTTGATGCCATTTAGTTCTCCTATAATACGACCCAGCGTTGTCCGCTAGGCACAGTGACTGCAACACCACTTGCAATCGTGATTGGACCAACAGACATGCCATTGGTGCTTGTTGTTAATGTATAGTTAGCGCTGATCGTTGTAGTATTCTCATAGATCGCACCACCAGCAGAAGCACCGCCACCAATAGATCCCCATGCAGATCCATTGTATCCTTCAAAGCTATTAGTATCGCTGTTATAGCGCATGTTACCAGATGATGGTGAGCCTGGTCTTTGTGCTGTTGTGCCAGCTGGTAGATCAAAGTATCCTGTTGATGAGTTAGCTTGATCTGATACAGCGGTAGGTGTCACTGATACTGTTGCCCATACGCTATCACCACGAAGGAATGTAGTATTATCTGCTGTGCCTGTTGGAGATACAGTAGATAGTGTGCCTAAGCCTAATGTTGTTCTTTGTGCTGGCGCATCTGCATCATCTAACAATGCCTTACCAGCAGTTGTTAAAGTATATGTTGCTGCTGTGCCAGCTCCAGTAAATTGAATACCTTTGTCAGCCGCAGAAGTTAATCCAGCTAAAGCTGCAAGTTCTGCATCATAGGCTTGAACATCTGTGCCAATGACTAATCCAAGGTTAGTTCTTGCATTTGCTGTATTTGTTAATTCAGATAGGTTATTAGCAGCAGCTAAGTATCCAGTGCCAGAAACATAAGCAGCTACCCATGCTGATCCAGTATAAACATACATACCTTGTGCAACTGTATCAAAGTATAATGATCCAGCAATCAGTGCGTTACCATCATTATCTAGTGTAGGTGCTGATGACTTAGCGCCTAGATATCTATCATCAAAGTTATCATATGCTGTGAGTGTTGCATCACGTGCTGACTCTGCTGCTGCCTGTGCAGATGCTGCTGAGTTAGCAGAATTGCTAGCATTGTTAGCAAAGTTGCTTGAATTATTAGAGAATCCAGATGCGCTATT